TATTGCTAATACTTATGTTGCGAGAGTAACAACTAGTGTTTCTAGTTTCAATTCCTTATCTGGAATGGGAGTAAGTGAATTCTATGGTAATTTCTCATGGGGTAGAATCGTCTTAGGTTCTAGAACTTCTCCTAAAGCATTTACTGCATATACAGAGAATGGATTTACTGGACTTTCTACATCTGCTCTTATTACAAGAGTAGCACCTTTGAAGTCAAAAGATTATTCTGCTTAATAAACTTAATAAATAACTAAAAAAATTGTCAAAATGGCCGCTATTATAACGGATCAACTTCGTATATTAAATACTAAAGATTTTGTCGCTAGTGTAGCATCGACAACTAATTCATATTATACGTGGATCGGTTTGCCAAATGCAACAGAGGTTGATTCTAATTGGAATTCTACTCCTCCAAATCCTAGAGATTCTTTTAACGAAGAAAATAAATATTGGGATAGTATGATTGCTTTGAAAAAAGTAACATCTTCTGATGTCCAACAAGTAGTTCCTAAAAACACTTGGGCATCTGGTATTACTTATGATATGTATAGAAATGATATTAGAGCAGAAAATCCATCTAAACCATCAAATGCAATTAGTTTATATGAGGCAAAGTATTTTGTCATAAATTCTGATTTTAGGGTTTATATTTGTCTTCAAAATGGAACTGACCCAGATAACACAGAAGGAAAAGCATCCCTAGATGAACCAACTTTCACAGATTTAGAACCAAGAGCGGCTGGTACTAGTGGTGATGGTTATATTTGGAAATATCTTTATACAATTAAACCTGGTGATATTACCAAATTTGATTCTACAAACTTTATGCCTGTTCCTAAGGATTGGGAAACAAACTCTGTGGATGCTCCTGTAAGACAGAATGCTGCTACAAGTGGTCAACTTAAAATTGTTACTATTACTAATAGAGGTGCTGGATTAGGTACGGCAAACCAATCATATACAAGAGTACCTATTAAAGGTGATGGAACAGGTGCAGAAGCAACCGTTGTTATTAATAGTGCATCTAAAGTCGAATCAGTAACTATCTCAAAAGGAGGTGCTGGTTATAGTTTTGGTACTTTAGATGTAGTAGCAGGTGGAGTGCCAGCAGGAAGTATCGATCCTGCATTTAATATTATTATTCCTCCTGAAGGTGGTCATGGTGCTGATATATATCGTGAATTGGGTGCTAAAAATTCTCTCATATATTGTAGAATTGAGAATGATACAGGAAACCCTGATTTTATAACAGGAAATGAATTTGCTCGTGTTGGAATTGTTCAAAATCCAAAATCATACGGAACTAGTTCTAATTTGGAAATTGATAAGGCCAGTGCTGTGTATGCTTTAAAATTGACAGGAGTTGGTGCAAGTAATGCTACATTTACTGCAGATGATTTTGTTACTCAAACTATTGGAATAGGATCTACTGCAGTTGGTAGAGTTATTTCTTATGATCAAAATACTCAAGTCTTGAAGTATTGGCAGGATAGAACTACTGCTGGATTTAATACTAATGGTACTGCCAATACAGATCCAGAATATGGATTTAAATTAAACAGATTTACTAATAACATTACTGCCAATCAGGGGTCGTTAGATGTCATGGGAGGATCCGTTACTTTAGGGATTCATAGTTCATTTACAGGTATATCTACTGTAATAAATAGTAAAACCTATTATCTTGGACAGTCATTCACAAAAGGAGTGGCAAACCCAGAAGTTAGAAAATATTCTGGAAACATTATTTACGTTGATAATAGACCTTCAATTACGAGGTCTACTAATCAAAAAGAAGATATTAAAGTCATTTTGCAATTCTAAAGAATCATGCCACAGGAAACCAATCTAAACGTCGCACCTTATTTTGATGACTTTAGTGCAAATAATGACTATTATAAGGTATTATTTAAACCTGCTTATCCAGTTCAAGCAAGAGAGTTAAATAATCTTCAATCTATTTTACAGAATCAGATTGAAAAATTTGGTCAACACTTCTTTAAAGAAGGTGCAAAGATAGTTCCTGGCAATACAACTTATATAAATCCTTATGATTGTGTTCAATTAGAAAATGTATACTTAGGTATTCCCTTAAGTGACTATATTAATCAAATACGAGGATCAACTATTACTGGATTGACTTCGGGAGTAACAGCTGTTGTAGATAAAATTTTAATAGGAAGAAATTCGGAAAGAGGAAATACTACTCTTTATATAAATTATGTTGGTTCTAGTACTGCGGATAATGCTGGTTCTAAGTTTTTAGATGATGAATTATTGAGCGTTGATAAGGATATTATATCGGCTAATACTGTTATTGCTTCTGGAGAGGCATGGGGATCAACATTAGCATCAAACGCTATTTCTTCAGGTTCAGCATTTGCAGTTTCGCAAGGAATTTATTTTGCAAAGGGTCAATTTGTAAATGTAAGTGACCAATCTATTATTCTTAGTCAATATTCCGATTCTCCTAGTTATAGAGTAGGACTTTTTCTTACTGAACAAATAATTAATGCAGATATTAATCCTCAGTTAAATGATAATGCAAGAGGATTTACTAATTTTTCTGCACCTGGTGCTGATAGACTGAGAATAACAACATCACTAGTTAAAAAGTCATTAGATGATTTTGATGATAATAATTTTATTGACCTTGCCCGTATAGAGAATGGAGTAATAAAATCTAAAAAAGAAACTACGGAATATCAGCATATTGCAGATGAATTAGCAAGAAGAACTTATGCAGAATCTGGAGATTATTATGTAAAACCTTTTACAACTAAAGCAAAAGAGTCTTTAAATAATTATCAAGGTAATAATGGGATATACAATAGTAATCAAGTAACACCTAGTGGTAAGTCTCCTTCCGAGAGTCTTGCATTATATCAAGTTTCACCAGGTAGAGCATTTGTAAAGGGATATGATATAGAAACTGTTACTCCAACCTATTTGGATTGTCCTAAACCAAGAACTACTAAACTTGTAGAAGAACAAGCCGTTGAATTCAATACAGGAGCTACTTTAAAATTAAATAAAGTTTATGGATCTCCTCAAATTGGTATTGGTAATACTTATGTTTTAAGTTTAAGAGATAAAAGAGTAGGTACTGCATCTACATTACCAGCAGGTAAAGAAATTGGTGTTGCAAGAGTATATGATGCAGATTTAAATTCTGGATCATATGATAGAGCCAATTCGGATGTTAACGAATGGGATTTAAAACTATATGATATTCAAACAGTTACAGAAATTACATTAAACGAAAATATAACATTAACTGTTCCTACTCATATTAAAGGAAAAAATAGTGGAGCTACTGCATTTTTGAAAGATGCTGTAACGAGTAGTACTGCATTATCTTTGTATGAAGTAGAAGGAGAATTTATAAAGAATGAGAATTTTATAATTGATGGTGAAGAAAATACAAGGGTTGCTATTGCAGTAACATCTTTTGGTATTTCTGATGTTAAATCGGTATTTGGAAATACTAATGGCCCTAGTATGAATACTGTAGGTGCTGCACAGACCTTTTCTGGAGACACTGTTCAGACAAATGTTGTTAATATTGGTATTGCAACCCTTTCACCAACTGCATGGGATTCTAGTCTTTCGGGATATCCAAGTGGAACCATTAGTTCAATAAGAAGCACTAATCCAATATTTCCTGGAGATATTAAAGTTGGAAATATTCTTAAGTTTAGTCCATCACAGACTAGTGAATTTAATGAACCAATTATGGCATCTGTTGTCAGTGTTGGTACGACTCATGTTGTTGTAACGGGTGTTAATACGGTTACTGGTGTAGCTGATGGTAAATTACCTTCTGTTACTACTCAAGTTTCTGATTTAACCCTTGTTAGTACAGATTTACAAGATTCTGATGATAATTCTTTCTATACTATACTCCCAAATGCTAATATTTCTAATGTTGATTTAACTGATGGAACTATCAGAATAAGAAAAACACAAAGTGTTCTTATTAACGGGGGTCAACTTTCAGAGCAAGTTGCATCTGGTACAAATGAAACATTTTTACCATTTAAACCAGAAAGATATACCTTAATAAAAGGTGATGGTACTACTGAACTTTTAACAGAAGATAGAGTCAAAATAACTTCTGGTTCTACTAGATTGCAGATTGAGGGTTTAAGTGATGGTATTGATGATGCTACTCTCATTACAACACTCAAGAAGCAAAAACCTAAGGCAAAAGAGAAAATTAGAAATAGGGTTAATAGTATTGTGGTAGATAAATCTATTGACTCTGCATCTGGTATTGGTTCAACCACTCTTAATGATGGTTTGACTTCTGGAAATTACCCCTATGGTACAAGAGTTCAAGATTTAGATATATCTCTAAATGTTGCAGATTTGATAAAGGTTGAGGGTATTTTTGAATCTGTTAATACTTCTGAAGCATCAGCTCCTACCATCACTTTTGCATCATTAACTGGACCTACAGGAAAAACTTCTGATTTGATAGTAGGTGAAAAAATTAAAGGAAAAACTAGTAATGCATGTGCAATTGTTGCTGAAATAGTTTCGGACAGCAAAATTTCAATTATTAAAGAAAATGATATTAAGTTTAAAGAAAATGAAGTTGTTTCTTTTGAAGAATCTAAGATTGAAGGTAAAATTGTTACCTTAGATTTTACAAGTGTAAATATATCTTCTAATTTTACTTCTGAAAATGGTCAAAATCAATCTTTTTATGGATATCCTTCTATTCAAAGAAAATCCGACTCTGATGCCCCTACTAGACAATTAAAAATATATTTTTCCAATGGTTATTACCAGTCTACTGATGATGGGGATATAACAACTAAAAATTCTTATGATACATTTAATTATACTACTGAAATTCAAACAGTAAATGGTATTAGAAATACTGATTTAATTGATATTAGACCTAGAGTTTCTGATTATGTTGTTGCTGAAGATGTAAGATCTCCTCTTGAATTTTATGGAAGAGAATTTAATGCTGCTGGCAATTCTGCGGCTAATATTTTAGCATCTGATGAAACAATTCTAATGGATTTTTCATATTATCTTGGAAGAATGGATTCCATTTATCTTACTAAAGAAGGTAATTTCCAAGTTAAATATGGTACTCCTTCCGATAATCCAACAGAACCAGTAAGGGTTGATGATGCATTAAGAATTGCGACTGCACAACTCCCTCCTTATCTTTATACTACAGATAATATTTCCATTAATTTCTTAAATTATAAGAGATTTACAATGTCGGATATTAACCGACTTGAAAAGAGAATTTCATCTTTAGAGTATTATACTTCTCTTTCTTTATTAGAAGCAGATACGGCCAGTTTATTTGTTCCTGACTCTGCAGGATTTAATAAATTTAAAGCTGGATTTTTTGTTGATAATTTTACTAATTTTCTTTCACAAACAATTCTTGTTGGATATAAGAATAGTGTAGATGTTGCAAATCAAATTTTAAGACCAAATCATTATACTACTGCGGTTGATTTAGAATTAGGTCCTGTAGAAGGAGTAAATGCTAATTCAGATAAAAGATTTATTAATCCTCAAGGAACGAATATTAAAAGAACAGGAGATGTAATAACCCTTAATTTTAATGAAGTTGAGTGGTTAAAACAAACATTTGGAACTAGAAGTGAATCAGTAACTCCTTTCTTGATATCTTTCTGGCAAGGAACTCTTGATCTTACTCCAGCATCTGATAATTGGCTTGATACCCGAAGATTAGAGGCAAATATTATTAATGTGGAAGGTGATTTTGCAGAAACTGTTGCTGAATTTACTGAACAATTCGGTGGAAATCCTCAATCGGGATTTGGATCTGTTGTTTGGAATACATGGGAACAAAATTGGTCAGGAACAGTAGAAACCCGAAGACGTAATGTTCGAGGATTTGGTGAACGGTGGGCTCCAGGTTCTCGTCCTGGAAGGCAAAACATGCGGCAGCGGTTTACTTCTGTCCAACAAAGAGTGATTGGAGAGGAAACAAGACAAGGCACACGTAGAATAATTACAGAACAATTTGATCAGACTTCACAAGGAGATAGACTTGTAAGCAGAGACCTTATTGGGTTCATGAGATCCCGTAATGTTCAATTTGTTGCAAAAAGAGTTAAACCATCTACTAGATTATATGCATTTTTTGATGGTAGAGATGTAACACAATATTGTGTTCCTAAACTACTAGAAATTTCAATGGCTTCTGGTGTATTCCAAATCGGGGAAACTGTTACTGGAACAACCCGACCAATTGGAGGTGCTCCACAAAATGGTAATTTAGTGGATGCTAGTATTAGGTTTAGAGTAGCACAGTCAAATCATATGGAAGGTCCATATAATGCACCTACAAAGAGGTATGGAGCTAGTCCTTATTCGGCGGAACCTATTCCTGCTACTTATTCATCAACTTCTACCATTCTAAATGTTGATACATTCTCATTAGCAGACCAACCTCAAGGATCATATTGGGGATGGGTAGAAGATGATATGATGTTAGTTGGAGAAACTAGTGGTGCTTTGGCAGTTGTTACTAATGTTAGATTAGTATCTGATATTGGAGCAAATTTAATTGGAAGTTTTTATATTCCTGATCCAGATGTAGGAACTCATCCACGATTTGAAACAGGTGAAAAAGTACTTACTTTAATTAATAATGAATCTCTTGATAGAAACAATGCACAAACGGTAGCAGATGAAGGATTTAGATCTACAGGAATTTTAGAAACTGTTCAGGAAGATATTATTTCTGTTAGAAATGCAAGAGTTGAAAGTACTGCTATTACTGAAACAAGAAATACTGGTGAATGGACAGAAATAATGTCAACTAGAGAATGGACTAATATAGGAATGCGACAATGGGATCCTTTAGCTCAATCATTCTTTGTCCCAGATCCTAATGGAGTTTTCTTAACAAGTTGTGATGTGTATTTTGCAACAAAGGATGACACAGAACTTCCTGTTACTTTCCAAATAAGAACAATGGTAAATGGTCTTCCTACTACCAAGGTTATTCCATTTACAGAACTTGTTAAATCACCATCTGAAATTAGTATTTCTAATAGTAGTACGGTGGCCACTACATTTAAATTTGATGCCCCAATTTATGTGGAAGGTGGAACTGAATATGCAATAGTTCTTCTTTCAGAATCAACTAAATATTCTGCATTTGTTTCAAGAGTAGGGGAATCTGATTTAATAACAGGAGAATTTGTCTCTCAACAACCATTCTTAGGTTCTTTAT